TGATGAGGCGCAGGAGGCCGACGAGGAGCAGTTGTCGGCGTCGGCTCCGACGTTGATGATGAACCCGAATCCGCAGACGAACGCGATGGGTACGTCGGGGATTGACGGGAAGTCGGCGTGGTGGTGGCGGCTGCGGCGGCGTGCCTTGTCTGGCGATCCGGGCGATTATTCGTATTTGGCGCACACGATCGAACGGTTCGAGGACGGCAAGATCGTCGGTCACGGCGACCCGGAGGATCGGTCGCTGTGGCCGCAGGCGAACCCGGCGCTGTTCATGGGTCGGGGTTCGGGGATCGACTTCTTCGAGGAAGAGCTCCGCAATCTCGGCGTGGATCTGTTCGCCCGCGAACATCTCGGCGTGTGGGCGCCCGAGCCGGGCTCGAATCAGGGCGGCAACATGCCGAACTGGTCGAACTGTGGCGACGAGATCTCGGTGATCGCGTCGCATCACATGTGGGCGATCGCGACGTCGCCGGACCGGAAGTGGACAACGATCGGGGTCGCAGGCCGGCGCGCCGACGGCCTCGCCCATGTCGCCACTCATTACCGGCGTTCTGGCACGGATTGGGTGATCGACGAAGCGTTCGCGTTTTGGGATGCGTGCAAGATCCCGGTTCGGATTTGGAAGGACGGCCCGGAATCGTCGTTCATCGCGTTGCTCCGTGAGCGTGGCGTCGGGGTGGTCGAGGTGTCGTCGTCGGAGGCGGGGCAGGCGACCGGTCAGATCATCGACGGCGTGGAGGCCGGCACGGTCCGGCACCCGAAGTTCGAGGACGGCAGGTTGTCGTCGCTCGATCGTGCCGTGGGAGCCGCCGAACTCCGCACCGGTGCTAACGGCGCGTCGGTGTGGTCGCAGCGTTTGTCGTCGATCGAGATCACACCACTCGTCGCGGTGACGGTCGCACTCGGCGGTGTTCCCCAGCAGGTGTCCGAACCGATGATCTACGTGTGGAAGGGAGGCGCGAAACCGTGAGCTTTCTGAACTGGATCGGGTGGAAAGGCACCGAAGAAACGCCGAACACCAACACTCCCGGCGTACCTCCCGCGTCGGTCGGAATGATCGACTACACGCCCGGCGATCCTCACGGCCTGGTCATCGCTGAAAGCGAGCCGTCGACGCGTGGAGCGACGATCTTCGCGGCATCCGGGTGGGATGGTTGGCCGGCCGAGTGGGACATGCCGATGTTCGACATGCAGTCCCGCATCAACGAACTCGTCGACGTCGCGTGGGGATGCCTCGATCTGAACACCCGCGTTCTAGCTTCGATGCCTGTTTACAAGATGCGTGGCGGGCAGATCATCGAACCGTCGACGTGGATGACGAACCCGGACCCGACGATCTACCGATCGTGGATCGAGTTCGCGAAGCAACTGTTTTGGGATTGGTGGCTGGGTGAGGCGTTCGTGCTGCCGATCGCACGCGACCGCGACGACCGTCCGTTGACGTTCCGGGTTGTGCCGCCCTGGTCGATTGACGTGCAGATGTCGGGTGGCCGCCGCGTCTATCGGCTTGGCGGGCCGCAGGGCCAGGACGTCACCGATGAGATCCTTCACGTCCCGTATCACATCACGACGGATCAGCCGCGTGGCGTTGGTCCGCTCGAGGCGGCCGGCGCCCGCATGTTGACGGCCCGCATCCTCGCCCAGTACGTCCGCAACGTCGCCGCGACCGGTGGCGTAGTGGCTCAGACGCTCGAATCGGACCAGGCGATCAACGACACCACAGCACAAACGATCGTCGATCGGTGGATGGAATCGCGCGCGTCAAACCTTGGCGCACCGCCGGTGTTCGGTGCCGGGTTGAAGCTGGTCGATCACATGCAGATGTCGCCGAAGGACATGGCGATGTTGGAGATCGCACAGTTCACCGAGGCCCGCATCGCTTGGCTGCTCGGTGTGCCACCGACGTTCGCGGCGTTGCCGTCCGGCGATTCGGAAACATACAAGAACGTTTCGCAGGCATTCGACTACCACGACCGGCTCTCGTTGCGGCCGTCAGCGTCAGAAGTGATGGCGGCGATGTCCTGGTGGGCGCTACCGCGCGGGACGACACTTGAGTTGAATCGCGACGAGTACAGCCGTCCGGCGTTCGCCGAGCGGGCAGACGCCTGGGTCAAGCTCGTTGCTGCCGGGATGGTCAGCGTCGATGAGTACCGCGCTGCTGAACGGTTCACGGGCGAGGCGCCGACCGTTGCCGCTGTTGCCCTCACCGGAGGTGAACTGTGATTGACGAGATTGAGATCTCTGTTCGGAACAACTCCGTCATCGCCGACGTCAACAAGCGCCAGCGACTGATCGACCTGATCGTCATCCCGTGGGAACAGGAATCACCCGATTCCCTCTACCGCGGGGAAATCTGGCGCGAAACCATCCAGCGCGGAGCGTTCGACGGCATCCAGGATCACGCCGGGCGCGTCCCCGTCAACCGCCAACACGTCAAGGGCGACGTCGTCGGTCGTGCGGTCACACTCGATCCCACCAGCGAAGAAGGGTTGGTGGGACGAGTCAAGATCGCCAATACCCCGCTCGGCGAAGAAACGCTCGAGCTCGCCGCCGACGAGATGCTGCACCCTTCCGCCGGGTATTACATCAAAACCCCACGGGATCACATCCTGAACCGCCGGATGATGACCCGTCGCGTCTTTCGGGCGTTCCTCGACCATATCGCCATGGTCGACACGCCCGCGTATGTCGGAGCCCGAGTGTTGGCGGTGCGTGAGGCACCGTCCGGGCTCACGGTTGCGGAAGCCCCGCTACCGGCAACACCAGCACTTGACGAGGTCATGAACGATCCGCTGCTCGCTTGGGCCGCGGATCGTATTGCAGCCACCAAGTAGCCGCACAAACAGCGACCCGGTGCGCGGGTTGCTTTGACACGTCGCCGCGCGGGCGTCGTCGTCGGGAGTGCTTCCCCAACCCCCTCCACCTCAACAGGGAGAAGCAACCCAATGAACAGTCACGCCAATGACGCCATGATTCGGCGTCTCGAACGAGAGCTCGAGGAGCGCAACTCTGCGGTCCAAGGCCTCGTCGCCAACGCACAAGACGACGAACGCGACCTGAACACATCCGAGCAGGAAACCATCAACGGTTTGCAGCAGCGGATGCAGGCGATTCAGTCGCAGCTCGACACGCTCGAGTCGTCGTCGGCGACCGCCATTCAGGTGCAGACACGCCTCCATGATCTCGATGTCGCGATGACCACGGCCCGGCGGACCGGTTCGGCGCAGGTCGAGTACCGGTCGGCTGGCGAGTATGTCGCCGATCTGTATACGGCCCGGATGGGTGACCGCGAGGCGCAGGAACGCATCGAGGTGTTCCACCGCGTCGCCGCCCACCAGACGACGGCCGACAATGCTGGTCTGCTGCCGGAGCGGATCGTCGAGCCGGTACTCAACGGCGTCGACGTGGCCCGCCCGCTGGTGTCGGCGATCGGCACAACCGATCTCGGCCAGGGGTCGTGGGCGTATGCCCGTGTCACTCAGCACACCCAGGTTGGCGTGCAGTCGGCAGAGAAGGCGGAACTCGCGTCACGCAAGATGCTGGTCACCAAGACAGCGATCACGGCACCCACCTATGGCGGCTACGTCAACGTGTCGAAGCAGGACATTCGGCGTACCACGCCGCAGATCCTCGACATGGTGATCGCCGACCTGTCCGGGCAATACGCGATCGAAACTGAGGACGCCGCCGCTGATGAGCTGATCGCCAACTCGACACCTGGCACGATCCAGATCCCCGCTACGGAGACGGCGCTCGGCATCGCCCAAGCGGTGTGGGGTGCTGCCGGTCAGTCGGCGGCTTTGCTCCGCACCGCGAACCTCCCGGCGAACGGCCCGATCCTGGCCGTGTCGGCGAACAGTCTCGGCTTGATCGGCCCTCTGTTCCCGGCCGTGAACCCGCAGTCAGCGTTCTCGCAGGGGTTCAGCGCCGGCAACGTGCAGTTGCAGGGTCCGCAGGGCCAGATTGCGGGTCTGACGGTGGTGCTCGGCGCCGGCTTGCCCGACGACACGATCCTGTTCCTGTACCGCTCCGCGGTCCGCTGCTACGAGGACCGCTACGGCGCGATGCAGGTCAACGAGCCGTCGGTGTGGGGCGTCCAGGTCGGGTACGCCGGCGACTTCGAGACGGTCGTGCTCGACGACGGCGGCGTCATCGAGATCACGCAGGCCACCTGATGGGCGCGTATCTCGCCGATGCGCTGCGCCGCCGGCTCGCTCGTCAGGAAGCTGACGGGGACACCGAAGGCGCCAAGGCCACCAAGAAGCGGCTCCAAGTCGTCGACAAGGCCGAAACCGTCGAGAACGTCGCCGCTGAGGACGAACCGAAGCCGGTCAAGGCCGAGCCGAAGACGACCGCAAAGGAGAAGTGATGGCAACATCCACACTGCGCGAGGACTTCCTCGGCCGCGACCTGGTAACACCCACATCCGCGTCCAAGGATTTCCTCAGCCGGGTGACAACGTCGACCGTGGACAGCATGGGGCGCGCGTTGCGTCGCGGCGTTCGCGCCAACTCGACCGCCGTCACGCTAGGCCAGGAAATCCAGTTCACGGGCGGCACGAAGTATGTCGTCAAGACCGCTGGCACGACGGCAGGTTCAGCCCCGTCAATCCCGGCTGTCGGTGCTGATGTGACCGACGGGACAGCGGTCCTGACGCGGACCAAGTAGCCGGACGCGTGCACCGGGAAGCGATGCAGTACATGTCGTCGCAGATACGGCGGCATCATCTCAACGCTCTCGGTGCACGCATCCTCGATCTCGGTGGCCGCAACGTGAACGGCACCCCCCGGCACCTGTTCAACCGGGCCGCGATGTACGTGTCGGTCGATCTGCGAGAGGGACGTGACGTCGACATCGTCGCCGACGCCGCCGACCTCAACCTCGACGACCGTTTCGACGTGGTCGTGTCGACCGAACTGTTCGAACACACCGCCCGCGCCGACGAGATCGTCGGTGCCGCCTGCCGGCATCTGGTCGCGGGCGGTGTGTTCTTGGCGACGATGGCCGGACCTGGACGTGCGCCCCACGGGGCGTCAGGCGAACAGCGGCCCCCGCGGGGTGAGTGGTACTGCAACATTGAACCTGGGGCCCTAGAGGGATGGCTCCGTGCCGCCGGGTTCGGATGGTGGAACGTCAACCAACTCGGCACCGACCTGCGATGCCATGCGAGGACCGCCGAATGAAACTTGTCCGTTCCTGGCCTGCCGTCATCCCCGAAGGCCGCGCCTACGTCGTCGACGACATCCCCCGCTTCATCATGGGCGGCGAAGGCAACCGCGAGTTCGACTACCGCGGACTCGTCGACCTCGACGATGACGTCGTCGTGATCGAGTGGGACATCGCCGTCGGCGGTGAGCAGTTGGCGACGTTCATGGCGCGCGCCAAAGCGGAACCCGATCGGGTGCGGGTCGCCCCATATCTGCTGTACCGCGGCGGTCGCGACGGACGGCCACAAGTCCCGTTCTATGTGCATCGCATCCGCACCCGCGAGAACCGGGGATGGGTGAAGGAAGGCGACCCGGTCTGCCAATACTTCGGTTTCGGGTTGGTGTACCTACCCGCCGACCTGATCCGCAGGTTCGTCGCTCAGATGGCGCCCACACCGAAGGCGCATTTCGGGGACACCGAGTTCAGCCAGTGGCACATGCGGAACGTGAAGCCGATCGACGTGCCGATCGACTGGGAATGCAAGGCGACCCACTTGCACTACTCACTCCCGGAGGTGCCTTGATGCCGGCAGGAACATGGCCCGACGTGGATGAAGCCGAGGTCTACATCGGTGAGGTCGGAACCGATCAACTTGACGTGCTCGAGGACACATTGAACGCCGTCATCGCGTACATCGGGTGGCGTTGCAACGACATGCTGGATCTGATTCAGGACACCGGGTCGGCGTACTACTACGAGGAGATCGTGCCCGACAATCTGCGGGAGGCGGTGTTGTTGCAGACTGCCCGCCAGTTCCGCCGTCGCCTGTCCCCGGAGGGTGTCGCCGGGTTCGGTGATTTCGGGGCGGTGCGTGTCACCCGCGTCGATCCTGACGTCGAGGCCCTGATTACGCCGAACCGGTCGTGGGGGATTGCGTGACCGCTCCCACGTTGAAGGAGCTCCGCGCCGACCTGACTGCTCATCTCGCGTCCGGGCTGGATGCGTCGGCGCCGGTGCTCGGGAAGGTCGTCAACCCGCCCGCCGTGATCGTGCAAGCCGGCAGCCCGTATGTGGCGGCGGCACCGGGCTACTGCATGGATGGTGTGCGGTTCGATGTCACGGTGTACGCCCCGCCTGGCGATCTGGCGGCGGTCGTCGACGCGCTCGACGACTCGATCGATCTCGTGCGGGCGACGTTGCGCAACGCATCGTCCGGCGGCCATCAGTACGGGTTTGTCGAGATCTCCGGCTACACGCCATCACCGGAGGAAGGTTTGCCGACGGTCGTCGTCACCGTCGCGATCGAAAGGGTGGCTCCCGTTGCCGAGTGAACCGAAACCCAAGAAGTTCGTTGCTGCTGTTGCTTTCAAGCATGGAAGCCTGCGGTACAAGGTCGGCGAACCGGTCGAGGATCGGCGGGTCATCGACCGGCTCGTTCGTTACGGCGACCGGTTCATCGTCGCCAAGAGAGCAAAGACCCCGGCCGTGGACACGGCTACCACTGACCAGTCCACCAAGGAGGACTAAATGGTTGCCAGCGCAAAACTGTTCGTCGAGCCCAACGTGGTGATCGGCACCGTCGAAGTGCAATGTCATTTGCAGAAGGTGACGCTGCTGGCGGAGGTGTTCAAGCGGGTCGACGTCGAAACGTACTGCAATCCGGGCGGTGAGGTGCCGCGCGTCCGGTGGACTGGGACGATCACGGTTCGTCAGAGTTTCGGTAGTGACTCGGCGTGGGCGTTTTTCTCCGATCTGGCCTACGACGAACCGCTCGATTTCGTCATCTACCCATCCGATCCGGGCACCGCGACGGGCAGTTCTGACAATCCGTCGGCGACGTTCGAGGCGTACCTCGATCCGATCGGGTTCATCCCCGACCATGAGGTTGGTGGGTCTGGGACATTCGATCTGACATTCACGGTGGTCGGGTCGCCGACATTCGACGACTCCTGACAAGCGCCGCCAACGGCACCGAGGGGTAGGAGTCCGATGACGACAACGACCAAGACCGCCGACTTCGTTGGCCGAGCGTTGATAACGCCGGACACCGATGCCCGCGATTACCTTCGGCGTGCGACGATCACCGGTGACCGCGGCTGGAACCGCGCCCTCACCCCGGCCGAGGTCGACGCCCTGGTCGCGTCGTTCATGCCGTGAGCAACGACCTGATCCAGGATCGGCCGGTCATCATGCTCGGCCCCGACGCCGGCTCGCTGACCGACTATTCGTGCGCGTTCCAGACGTTTCAGATCAACGAGCGTCGCAACACTGTCGTCAAAGCCCCGACCCCGTCGTCGCCTGCGTTCGAGGAGAAAGCGGGGGCCGGTCAGGCTTCGGTGTCGGTCGTGTTCCTGTCGGCATTCGTAGCGACATCCGGACTATGGGCCGAGCTGTTTACGGCGATGGGCACCCGCACCGCGGAGTTGTATTTCGAGTACACCCCGGCGGATGACACGGTGTCAGCCTCGAACCCGAAACGCACCGGTTACATCGTCGTCAACGACCTTGACACCGGTGCGCCGGCGTTCGAGGCTCGCCGCCAATCCAAAACGTTCCCCGCGCGCGACGTGTCAGCGCCGATCACGTCCTAGTCACGGCGGGTCGATCCAGAAGACGAGCACCGTCGCGGCGATGCCGGCAGCGATCATCGCCCAGTTCGACCATCGCATCCCGAGGAACGTCGAGTTCCACGGGAAGCGCCAGCGATCAGGGTGCCCCATCTGCCGAACGGTACGGAGCGAGGTGGCGGTGGTCAAGCCGATTTCGCAGATGCCCCGCGACCTGATCCGTCGCGTCGACAAGATCGACCTCGACATCCAAGCGTCGATCAGGGACACGGTTCGCCTAGCTGCGTTGGCTGCGAAGGGCGAGCAACTCGACGAGATGCGCCACGATGCCGGCGGCAATCTACGACTCGACCGGGTTCGTTACGGCCAGGGAGCCACGATC